AGCGGGTCGGTGGCGGTGGCGGTGCCCCCAATGGAGAATCCTTTCAGTACGCCCTTCTGCACTTTCAGTACGCTGGTGGGGTCCACCACGTGGGCGCAGATAAGCGTCTGTCCAGTTTCCTCGTTCACGCCGGCTTCCAGGCAAGTGCCGGCCGCAATGTTGGAGTGCATTTCCCGGATGGCGCCCCATTCCATATAGTCCGGAAGGGCTTCCTTCATGGCAGAGGCCCTGATAACTTCACCGTCCTTGTCAACGGCCTCCGTGCTGGCGACGCCCCACACTTTCAAAGTGCCGTCGCTTTGTTGCTCCATCTTACTGATGGGCGCGTAGCGTTGCATAATCAGCCTCCAATGCGGTTGCGCGCACTATACAGCAGCCGCGTGAAATGTGACGACTTCATACTGTTCAAGCACCTTTTTCTGTGCTACTAGAACGCGCCCCCAACGCCGCCGCCGCACGGGCCATTTTGATAACTGCGTCGGCCTCTGCGCCTACGTCTAGGACCGTTTCAGCGGCCTTTTTGGTGCTTTTCCCGCCCTTGGGGGTCGGTTTGCCCTGGCTAACGGCGCCTTGATCCGTTTCCTGCGGCGGCTGCTCCGGTTGCGCGGGCTGGTCCACCTGCTGCACGCCCGTTACCGTGCCGCTGATAAACGGGTCCAACATAATCGGTCCGGTGGGCGTAATTACGGCCGGCCCCATGCCGACGGGCGGTAGGTTGCGTTCAACGCGTATTTCGTCAATGGACTTCAAACCGTTACGAATATCAACATCATCGGCTTGGGCGCGCTTCAGCGGATCCATCTCGCTCAGGGGCTTGAAGCGCAGCACCAAATCCTCACGGCCAAACTCGTTGGCAATGATGTAGGACATAAAGTCCTGTATGGTGGTCATGTAGGGCAGCGCGCCTTCCTCGTCGGCCGTTTCCTTCATGGTCTGGGCGGTGGCGCGGTTCATCATTTTGATGAACGGCTGCGGGCTGGTGCCAAACGCGAAACAGCACACCCGCGCCAGCCACTCGTCATATTCATCTTTCAGCTGTGCTTCCCGCGCGTTGAGCATCTTCGTGTCCTTGGGCACGAACTTCGCTTGACGGCGGCCGGCCAAGTTACCGGCGAGCATGCTGTTCCACAAAAGCTCGAACTGCGCCAGCTGGTCCGGCGTCCAGCCATCCGGCATCGCAAACAGCGTGTCCGGAATGGAGCCGTCCTTGTAATACTCCAGTTGATACAGTTGGCGGCGCAACGCAATATTCACCGTTACGATAATCTGTTCGACCGGGCTGTAGCCATACACACGGTTGGTCCGCAGGTTGCGCGGACGGTAGTACAGTTCCTCAGAACTGTAGTCCACCGATGGGATGCCCTTGATGATTTGCTGGTAAGCCACGTCCGGCGCCAGCGGGCGGCGACCGTACGCGTCAATAACCGGCTTGATGGTGCCCCCGTCCATCAAATCAAGACGCAGCAGCTTACCGCCGCGCGTGCGCTGCGGGTACAGCGTCATCGCGTCTATGACCAGCATATCCTCCAGCAATGCCCGTAACCACGCCCGCCAGTCGTTTATACCGTCCGGGCACATGAAGAATCGAGTTATTTCGGCCACCATCGGGTCGTTCTTGTATTTCGCCTGCTGCTCCTTTGGCACTAAGTCATCGTTTGGCACGATGTGCCAGTTGGCCATACAAATCTTTTCCTTCAAATTCTCAATCAGCAACCGCAAAATATCGTACGAATCCGCGAGCTGCCGCAACTGCGCGAAGCTAATGGCACTGTCAAACCGGGGCGTGATATTCAGGTTGTACCCGGTCATGTAGTCGTAGCGGCGGCCGATGGCGGCCTGCTCCGGCTGCTGGGCCAGCGGCGCCAGCGGGTTGACCGGGCTGAACCACACGCTAGGCGTGATGTTCTGCACCGTGGCCCGTACGTCCGGGCTTTGCAGCAGCTTACCGGCCACTGCGGCCTTCAACATCGTAAAAAGCCCCACCTTAGGCTCTTCCAATGTAGCTGACGATGGGGTTGGCTCCAAGTTCTGTGACATTTCGGGCACCTTGCGCGCGGTCAAAATTCGGGTTGTTGGAAACTATCTCTAACAGAAGCTTATTGCGGCGTATTTCATCGGGCGTCATCGGTCGGCCGTTGATGGTGGGCACTTCGCCTTCCTTTTGCTGCATGGCAGCCACCTTTTGCACCATGTAGTCCATCAATACGGCGGCATTGTTGACCAGCGGAATAAGTTCATTGAATCCGTTGGCGGTGGCGTCCGTCTGGTCCTTGTAGCGGCCAGCCGGAAACATACCAAGCTCGGCCGTGAATTCCTGATTCCAGGCGCCACGCAGTAACCACACGTTGCCGCCTTCCACCTGGGCGGCAAACGGCTCAGCGCGCTGCTCCTTGCTGCCGGTTTCAGTCACGGCCACCACGGTCCAACCGGCAAGCATCGCAATAAAATCCTGCGCCTGCGACTTACCCGCCTGCCCTGGGTCTTGCGGTATGCGGATGCGAATGGCCGTACCGTCAAATATCGCGGTGTTCTTCACCAGCTCCCGCACTTTCTTCGGGCTAAGGCGTTGGCGCTTACAGTCCGCGATTACAAAGCTGTCAAACTCATTGCCGGGCCATTTGAATTTACCGATTTTAACGCCGGCCGTGTACGCCGGCTCCTTGCCGGTTTGATCTTCGGTGGCGGCCAAGTCCCAGCAACGCACCCAGGTGATTGACACCTTGGGCAGTTCGTCCAAAATTTGCAGCTTTTCCACAGGAATCAGGCTGCCGCCGCGCGGCGCGGGCCGCTGCTGCAATTGGCCCGCCACGGCGTACGGCCCCATGCTGCGCTCCAGCTTTTGCGTGGCATCTTCGTCAAAGCGATCCTTCCAGGCCAGCTCCCCTTCCGTGGTGCGCGGGTCGGGCTTGCCCAGCACCGTTACGCATACGCGCTCTTCCTCGTAGCGCATCGGTATCATTAAATGGCAGTAATCCTGCGCCTGCTCCGCCAAAATGTGTCCAGACACGTCCATCTCATGTACGCGCTGCATAACAACGATTTTACCGCCTTTCTTCGGATTATTTAGACGGCTGGACATCGTTTCCTGCCACCAAAGCCACGCTTCCTCGCGCACGGCGTCGGATTCAGCTTGTAGGACATTGTGAGGGTCATCACAACCCAAAATATCGCCGCCTTCACCGGTGCCCAGGCCGCCCACCGACGTAGAAAGACGAAAACCCGTCTTATCGTTCTCGTAACGGGCTTTTTCGTTCTGGTCATCGGAAAGTTGAAATCGATCGCCGTAGTATTCCTGGAATTTCGGGCTGTCAATCACGCGCCGGCTCTTAATAGCGTCGCGCTTTGAAAGGTTGGCGGAGTAACTAGCGAATATACTGCGCATTTCCGGCCAGTCAATCCACGCGAATGTCGGCATTGTTACGCTGATAAGGATACTTTTGGAGAACCGAGGTGGCATGTTCACCAAAAGGTTCGGTATTTTCCGCTCCAAAAACGCTTTCAGGTGCTCACAAATAGCGTGCAAGTGCCAGTTATCGACAAAATCAACGCCCGGTTCCACCACCGGCCACACCACTTCCCGCAAGTAGCGGTGCATATCGCGCCGACACTGCTCCGCAGCGACGCGCGCCTGTAGCTTGCGGTACTCCTTCGGGGTAAGCGCCACGTTATTCACCCTCCGGCGCGTACACGCCGTCTTCGCCGAGCTCCAGGGCCACCGCGCCTTTTATCAGCAACTGCTCCAGCGCGTCCAATTCAGCCTGCGCCATGTTGGGCAGCCGGTGAATGACTTCCATTTGAATGGGCTTACCGTCCTCGCCGCCGTCAATACCGACCGGTTTCTTGCGGTCAAAGTACGGCGCGGCGCTGGTGGCGGCGCTTATGCGCGTGTTGAGCGGCAGCTGCGGGTCCAGAGCGACAGCTTTCAGCAATTTGGCGGGGCTATCCACCGGACCGCCGAGTATTTTCTCAAATCTTTCCTGGTCAGCATTTTTGACGGTGGCGTAATCCACCATCACACCGTCTCCGTCCACCAGCACGCCGGCCTTGTTCTTGTAAATACCAGGCACGCTGGTCGGCGTCAGACCGATTTCTATCTGCCACGGCGTCAGCTGCGCATGCGCATCGGCCACGGGCGCCGGCTCAAACCCGGTGAGGGGCAGCACCGCGTCCTTGCCCTGCGGCACTTCAACTTCTTCATATTCCAAGTAAATCGACTTGGCCTTGGCGGCGCGCTTGCGGGCCGGTTTGGCAGGCGGCTGAGGAGGTTCTTTGGCCTTGGCGGCGCGGCCCCGTGGCGTGGCAGGGGCCGGCGCGGCGGTGGCGGGCTTACGAGTGGCCACAGTTAGCGCTCCAATTGAAATTGGAGGCATATTACCGGCGCCGCCCAGGGCGCGCAAATACCACGGATTCGCCCGGTTGACAAGATCACACTATACAAAAAGAAAGCCCGGCTATTCAGGCCGGGCCTTTTCACAGTGACTAGCTGCTATCTTTAGGCTACTACGGGGTAGTCGGCCCCGCCTTGCCAACGCCGGAGGTAAGCTCCAACGGCGCCACTATACCCCGGCTGGCGTGTCGGGCGCAACCGTCGCGCCAGTGGCCGGAGCATTTTCCCAGCTGTAAAACAGTTTCAATTTTTCTTCGGCCTGGGTGTGGATGCGCTCTTCATCCAAGCATTCATTGTTAGATAGCACGTAGCGCATGGCGGCGAGTACGTCGCCGCATTCTACTTCGAACATACCGCTCAGGCGGCCGGACCAGTGGGGCCGGTCAAGTCCACCTACTTGCAACGCCTTGCCTATCACTTGCTGAAGTTCCCCAAGTTCCTCGGCCAGTTTGGCGAGTCCTGCGTGTGCCATTCCCATGTTGGTCTCCTGTTGTGGGTAGATCATTGTACGCGGGCCGCTGTTTCTGGGATGCTCTGGGCTTATGGCGTCTATTTTCTATGTGCTATGGCCTCGGGGCTTCGGTGGAAGAGGTTAGCTCAACATTTTAGCTATTCTGTGAATAGGAACCGAAAATTTTTCTGGAATGTGAAGGCGTGAGCAGCGGTAGCCGCGCGCCGCAAAACTGATTTGCCGAGGCCGAAGTGGCACGACATTTGCTTGACCGCGCGGCGGGCGCCGCCCCAGGGCCGGGGCGGGCAGGGCGGGCCATGGGGCAGTGGCGGCTTACAACCCTTCCACGGCGTCCACCATGTTGCGTATGGCGGCGCACACTTCCGGGGGCATTTCCTCCGCCAGCACTTCCGCCGCCGCGCTGCCGGTATTGTGTGCCAGCGCGTAGGCCAGCGCGGTGTGGCACCGGTCCGCGTACACAAGGTACGTGGCCAGTGCGGTTTCGGCGCCGGTTTGGTCGTTAATGGCGTTATAGGCGGCATCGTCCCAGGCGGCCATTTGGGCGGCGTCGCTGGCTTCCCAGCCGTGGGCGGCGTGGGCGTACTGTGTGGCAAAGGTGCTTACGTTGCGTTGCATTTGGCGTACCCCTTGGTTGGTTAGGTGGCCGCTGCGCGCCTGCTACGCGGCAGGGTTGCCCCAGGGCTGCACGGCCCTGGGTGCGTAGCGGCCATGTACGTAGTGTAGGCGCCCCGTCCCTAAATACCAATTAGGGGAAACACTCACGTAAAAGCGGGCGCCTATGTGCGGTGCCCCGCATATACTTAGGCCAGCGGCGCCTACACTACGCGTACGCACTAACCAAATGGGAGTTACCACCATGCGCACCTTGCCCGTTGCCCTGGCCGCCGTAGGCGTCGCCGCCCTGGCCTACACCGTGTACACCGTGTACGCCTGCGTGGCGCCCGTGTGGCGCACGTTGGCCCACGCCCTGGGCGCCCTGTAATGCGCGCCGCCCTGCTAGCGCTGGCGCTGGCGGCCACGGCGGCGCAGGCCCACGGCCTGCACGCCACGCAAAGCCTGCAACACCGCGCCTTTACCCCGGCCGGCCCGCGCGCCAGCGTGCGGCTGGCCCTGGCCAACAGCCCGCGCGTTACCACGCCGGCCGGGGTGCGGCTGGGGCAGCTGGCCGCGCCGCCCAAGGCCCCTAGCCTGCGGCAGCAGCACGTGCACGCGCTGGCGCACTGCAACCCGTTTGCCGCGCACGCCGTGTGCTACTAACCATGCGCGCCCTGCTACGCCACACCGTGCACGCCGCGCGCGTGGCCCGCGCCAGCGCCGCTGTAAGCCCGCTGGCCTACCATGCCGCGCTGGTACTGTGCGCCAAGGTAACCGCGTTGCTGGCCCACGGCGCGCGCCACCTGTACTAACCCGCCCCATGCAAAGGGCCGCCCCATGGCGGCCCTAAACACGTTGCGCGCAGGCCCGCGTACGCGGGCCGCACGGCTTAACGCCAAGTGTAGGTTACGTGTGCCTTTGTGGTTTCCGCGCGGGCGGCCGCATAGCACAACCGCCAGCGTGCGCGCCCGCCTGGGCACCCTACGCTTACGGCGGCGGCGTACATACGCGCGCCGTGCTGCACCGGCCGCAGCACGTTGGCCCACGGGCGTAGCACGGGCACGCCACGCGCAACAGCCAGTATGCGCGCGGCGCGGGGCGTGTAGCCCAGCGCACGGTAGGCAAGGTAAGCGGTATGGTAAGTGCGCTGTGGTGTGGTAGGCATTTGGTGTACCCCTTGGTTGGTTAGGTGGCCGCCGCGCGCCTAGCGCGTGTGGCGCGCGCCCGCCGCCAGTAGTACGCAGGCTTGGTGGTATTGGGCGCGCGCCATGTTGGCGGCGGCCACACGGGCCGCCACGCCGCGCCCGTGTTTGCTGTCGCTGCATGCAATGCGGTAGGCGCGTAGCACGCGCCGCAACGTGTGGCGGTTAGCCGGCCGCGCGCCTAATAGTTGGTGTGCCCAGGCGGTTTGTTTTTCCGTAGGCGGCGCAAAGGCCAGCGCCACATGGGGGTACAGGCTGCTTAGGGGTTGCATGGTTGGCTCCCGGTTAAGGTGTAGGGGTACTATAGGCGTTAAATAGGGACGGCGCCAATTGTTTTCCCTAATTGTTTTGGGGACTGTCATACAAATAACCAATTGGCGCTTGTCCCTGTTTAGCGCCTATGCTACGGCTATGTACTTTAACCACAGGGGCACACACCATGCCAAGTAACATGCCAACGGGCGCGTACCTTACGGCGCCCTATACCCGGGAAATTGTGCAAGCGCTGGCCCAAGGAGAAATTAGCGTGCCGCAGGCGCGGTGCCTTGCTAACCGTGCGCTGCGCCGCATGCCCCGCGCTTTGTACGCCTTGCAAGCGTGGCTGCTGGAAAACCCGTACACCACGCCTAATGGCAAAAATTACGGTTGGCAAATGCACTGCGTTAGCGGTTTTGGCATGCCGCCCTTTACGCCGCCTATTACGCCCCTGCCCGCGCAGCACATGGCCACACTGTGCCGCCTGTTTAACTGGCTGGTGGTAAGCGACCTTTGCACGCCTGGGCAGCCCGCGCCCACACGCGCCGAGGTGGCCCACGCGCTAGGTAGGGATTTGTAAGCCCGGCCCCACGGCGCCCCACGGCCCGCGTACGCGGGCCGCCGCGCTTTGCGTTGGGCGCTTACTTACGTGAGCGCCTACCATAACACGAATGCGCTTTGCATGAGGCGCTTACATACCGCGAATGTGCGCCGCCGCACACATTGCGCGAGCGGGCGCCGGCCCAGCTTGGATCACCTTGGATCGATGGATCACCTTGGATCGCTGGATCACCTTGGATCGCTGGATCACGGGTGAACCATGGATCACGCGCGAGCACCCGGCGCGCGGGCGGCGGCCGTAAAGTTTCGGGTCGGCGGCGGTTACTTGACTAAAAACCGGGGGTTTTGTAAATGAGCGGGTACAGGTGCCCACTTTATTGTGGGATGTTGGGCGTGGGGAGCGCTCAGGGCGTCGGTTTCACCCGAATATGTTTCGGTTTGTGCGTAAAGTTTCGGCTGCAAATGGCCGGATGTGATACCGCTCACTGCCTTGGCTGGAGAGGCTTTGACTAAATAAGTTTCAAATACACCACTAATATTTAAACCTAGCTATGGTTAAAAATCAAAAACGTTTTTATAAATAAATACGTACGATGCCAGCCAATGGCCGGAGGGCCCCCAAACTGGCAATTTGATTTATTCCATTCATAAAAGCCACTCACGCCGGAGCCCAGAGCGCCTCAGCTTGCAAAGTTTATCTGTACCGATTACATTATTGGCCAAGCGCCAAAGCATGCTTTCCTACAATTTGTAGTACATAGAAAGCATGCTTCCACATAATGGCGTCCACGTAAAAGCATGCTTCCGCCGCCATCAAGGTACTACTAACCGGAGCCCTGAGCCCTATGAAACCAGAAGTTAGAGACAGCACCACCGCGCTATCCAACATAAGCGCTCATGTGGTGTACAGCGGTCCCGCAGGCCGCTTTATTTTGCTCACATTAACAGCGCCGGAGCGGTTAATGAGCGTCGCCACCTTGGCGGAATGGGCCAAGCTATTAGCGGAAAAGGCGGACACCGCCACAGGTGAGCCCGGAGCCCACAGCATAACGCCCGTGGTGCCCGTAGGGCGCCGTATTAGGATACCCCGCAGCAGTGGCCGCGATGCTTCTAACATTGGTATAAAGCCCCGTGGCATTTGCCGTAAATGCGGTGGTGAATACCCGCTAAATAAGGACGGGCTAATCGCCAAGCACGGCAAAACGTACGGCATAAAGGCCGCCAAGCGCTGCCCCGGCAGCCGTATGTATCCCCGGCCATCGGGCGCTGGCGAGACGGCTAAACCAGAAACGGAGGCCTAAATGGCGAGATTTACCGTGCCGGAAAAGCTTGCCGACCTGGAAAAGCGCATTGCCGCCCGCAAGGAACGCATTGCCAATTTAGAGGATGGGCTGGCGGAAAAGGTGGCCCAACTACAGCGGCAAATAACCCGCCTACAGGAAAACGCCGCCGCCGCCATTATAGAAAGCAAGGAGCGCTTGGCTGAAATGGAGGCGGAGGCCGCCGCGCTGCGCAAGCAAACACACGACGCCGTCAACATACATTTGGCAGACGGTGCGCGTACATTTTGCGGGCTGCGCACCGCCGAAGCACGCACCGCCGAAGCACGGCTGGTTACATGCACGATGTGCACGCGTAAGGCGGCAGAACGCGCGCAGGCATTAGCAGAAGCGTACGGAGGCGGCCATGCCTAGGTATATTGGGCTAAAAGTGAGCAACCGGCTTACCGAAGCACAGAAAGCGGTGATACGTGCGGCGTATGCGGCAGGCGGTGTTACACAAAAGGTGCTGGCGCATAAATACGGCGTTAGCCAAGTAACAATATCCAAAGTAGTAGGCGGCGCAAAGTGAAGCACGTGTACCGCATAAAGAACCCGCAAGGCACCACCATAAAGCGCGTGGGCAGCGATAACCGCTACACCGCTAAGCGGCTGGCCGACGGCTGGGCCGCCGCCCTAACCCGCGAAACTGGCGCCGTGCACTATGCCGAGAAAGTGCGCAACCCACGCGGCCCCAATAAGCGGTAGCGCGCCAATCCTTAACGATTGATGCTTGCAATCTGCCGGCGCCGAATTTAAGGTGCGGTGCAATAACAAAAGGAGTTATAAGATGTGCGAGGGGTTTGGGTAATTCCGCCGGGGTAACGCTGTGGCGCGGGCCATTTTGGCGCCCGGCATTAACACGGAGCATGTAAATGCAAAGCGAAACGTACGTTGGTAATTGCCAAGTATGCGGCCGAAAGTTTAAATTGGACAGCGAGGGGCACGTGGCGCGGCATAAAGCCGAACCCGCCTGGGCCGACGGCCCCGAACACTGCGCCGGCAGTGGCGCGGCGCCGTACCAAACCGCCTGCAACCTAGTGGCGGAGGCCATGGCCAACACCATGCGGCAGGCGGAGTTGTTGGCCATCGAACACCTGAACACCGCCGTAACGGAGAACGTAGACCCGCACGGGCATAGCTGGTGCCGCGTGGAACTGCGGCCCAACGCGTTCCGGCCCGTGGGCGACGTGGTGTGGATGCTGGGGCGCATTTTGCAAACGGAGGCGGGCACCGTGCAGCTATGCGACGCCGTGGGTAACCTGCACCCGTTGCCCGAGTACAAAACCGTACGGGCGGCGCGCAAGGCCATGCTGGAGCTACGGCTGGCCGCGCTGGACGCGTGGCATAGCGCCGCCCTGGAGCGCGCGGCGTGGTACGACCTAAAGCTACGCCAGTGGCACCCGCAAAAGCCCGAGCGCGCCGTGGCCAAGGCTGCCCCCGCCCCCACGCGGAGCCGCAAGCATGCCGGCACCAACGCGTAAGCAGTGCAGCACGCGCGGGGCGGCTAGGCCCCTACCCGCGCGCAGTTTGGGCCGCCCTGCGGGTAGGGGCGGCCTCTTTTTATTGGCGCAGTATTACTACGTGGGGCTGGCCCTAAGCTGCCCGTGGCTAACGGTGCGGCAAACGTGGGCGGCGTGGCGGCTGGCGCGGTTACGTGAGGGTTTGTACTCACAGAAAAGTGCTTGCCATTCCGTGAGGCGCTGGCCTAAACTGTAGTCACAGTAACCCAACACCAGGAGCCGCCAAACATGAGCAAGCTAACATTTACCGAAGCCCTTCAGGCGCTGGCCGAAGACAGGCCGCTGCGCGCCGTGGAAGTTAGTGCCCGAGCCTTGCAGTGCTACGTATGGGTGCAAAGCAACGGGCTGCCCGGCTGCCTAAGCGACAATTACGGAGTATACACCAGCAAGCGCGACGCCGTGGCGGAATGCTTGCTTATGGCCGACATCGGCGAAGGCGCGCCGCGAGGTTTGTTGGCGCAGCTTAGACGCCCTGGCCATACCGTGGCTGCGAGCGTGGACGGCTACGTCTACCGCGTACAGCGGCACCGCCTAGCTGATTTACTGCTCGCCTAAACTGTAGTCACAGTAGCCCACAGGAGCCAACCATGCCGCAAATCACACTTAGCCTCGCGCAGTGCCAGCAGCTTGTTCAGTTTTGCAAGACCAACGGCCAAGCAGAGTATTTTATAGCCAAGGACCATGGCGCGTACCTGGGCGCCAGCGTGGGTGACAAGCCCGAGCAGCAATGCCTGTTTTACTTTGCCGGCTGCAACCCGGCCAAGGACGAAGATTGGTACGACAACGCCCACTACAAGTTTGGCGGCGACGACTTTGGCGAACTGCTGCCGGTCGCCGCACTGGAAAAGAGCTTGGCCACTGCCGCCAAGTGGATGGCCGACATGCAAGCCCAGGGCCGCAAGTATAAGCCCGTACGCGGCGTGTGCTGGAACATTACGGCGCGCCGCCTTATCGTCAAGCTGGTCAGCTAAACCCCACGCCGGGGCGACCCTGCAACATACGACGGAGAAGGACGATGAAGCGCGGACAAGCAATTAAGGTCAACGGTGAATGGCTTGCTGTTATCGACAATCTAGAGACCGGCGAGCGCTACAGCATTCACTGCGCCGACGAAGTGCAAGCAGAAAGCATCGTTGTTCGGGAAACGCTGCTCGCATGAAGCTGATTCATTTTCACTGGATGGGTGCGTATTGGTCGTGTACTCCGCAGCAATGGGACGCACTCACGGATATGGTGAAGTCGGGTCAAGGTTTCGACCTTGTTGCCCTTGGATGCAAAGAACTCTGCAGTAGACCGAAAGGTTTTATTTGGATGCTACGTGACGCAGAGCCGCGCACCAAATCCTAACACCCACGCCGGGGCGACCCCGGCATAACGCGTATAGGAGTGAACATGGAGTACCCCAGCATTTACCGATTGGCCGTGCTGTACGCCCTGCAACAACGGTACGCCCACGCCAAGGTAGTGGCCGACGCAGGAGGGCCCGAGGGGTGGGCGCGTGCCGCCGTGGCGGACATGCCGGAGTACATAGCCGGCATTAGCGAGCCGCATGCGGCCGCCAAGCAGGTGGAAAAGGAGCTTGCGGAGTTTGACCGCGCGTTGGGCAAGTGCAACGACGAGCAGTTACGCCACCTTGCCAACGGCGCCGAGGACGTGCTGGGCGCGCACTTTGCCTTTACGGCGGTGCAGGTGTTGGAAGCCCTGGAAGAGTTTGCGGAGGAATAATCATGCAAGTGAACGCCAAATATCCGGCCTTACTGCGGGCTATTATGGAAATGCAGATGGACAATGGCTACGTGGACGAAGCCGGCGCTGTACGCGCTTTGGAGCGTTGCTGGGCCAGCGAACAAAGCGGCAACATGGGAGCGGCTGAGGAGTGGTGCGCCGCGCTGCCCCCAGAAGCGTTGTCTGCTGCCTGCACTGGCGAAGAGCAGGGCACCACGCCCAGCGGCACTACGTGCTACAACGACATAACCGGCCGGTATGTGGTGGTGCCGCCGCGCGTGCACGCGTTGTTGAACTGGCTGTTTGACGAAATGTAGGTCAAGTATGGGCGACAATGGTAAGGAATACGACCTGCAACGATTGCAGGCGGCGACGGATATGCTGGCCGCCGCTGCGGATGCGGTGGCCCTGGCACGGAGCGCAATATGCGAGGCGCGGCGAATTGCGGCCGACATGCAAGACCCGGAACTGGCGCGCAGTATCGCCCAAACGGCCGGACAGTTTAAACTGGACGACGGCGGTTTTTACCCAGCCGAACGGTAATGGTATTATGTAAGACCATATAACAAAGGACCGACAATGGCTGAGTACAAACCGATTAAGGGTAGCTATTGGGAGCATTACCCCGTACCGGAAAACGCGCAGCGCTGCTTTATGCCGCGCAGGGCCACGGGCTGGCTCAGCGTACCTAGGCGGAGCCGGGGGCAGCCGTGGCTGTATAGGCTAGGGTACTTGCTGGGCGGCGTGCTGCTGATGGCGGCCTGGGCCGCACACCAATGAATAAGGGCCGCCCTATTGGCGGCCCTTTTTGTCAGCGCTACACTACGCGGTGCCGGCGTTACTGTGCGGGGGCCTGCCCCTCGCCGCTTTCCGTTGTCGCTGTACCCGTGCTGCCTGTGTCCGTTGCGGCGGGCGCCAGCGTTGCGGCCGTGTTTTCTGCCACTTGCTGCACGCCCGTGGCCACGCCCGCCACCACGGCGCTCGCGGCTGCGGCAGTGTCTAGGGCGGCCGCCATCAGTTGGCCTTCTGCCGTGTGGTCCAGTGCGTTGGTGAGGTCCGTGTGGGCGGCCTGTACTTCGGGGATGTGCAACCACTGTTCCAGCTTGGCGCGGGCGGCCTTTAGAAAGCTTTCCGCGCGCTGAAACGCCTGCGCGACGCTGTCGTTGGGTAGTGTACTCATTGCTAGCTCCTAGTAATGGGGTTGGGTGCCAACGTGGCACGGGCGCAGTGTAGCACGCGGGCTATGTGCGGGGCCGCACAAAGTTTCGCAGTATTTAGTAGAAACCCTAATGTAGAAAGTAGATAACTCGCGTATTATTCAGTCATGGCCAGCGCACTACCGCAGCCGGCCAACGTAACCAACCTAGGAGCCCAACATGGAACCCACCACGCAACCCAAGCGCCGCATCAAGCTCAACGTGGCCAGCGCCAACGGCGCGGTACTCACCCTTACGCCGGCCGGCGAGGCCGCGCAGCCCACCGAAAAGGCGCCGGCCGCTACAGGGCTGGCCAAGGCCAAGGCCGCCGCCAAGCGCCCCAGCCGCGCCAAGGTGACCAAGGGCGAAACGGAAGTGGAACAAATGGCTGCCGATGTGAACGCCGCGCAGGCTGCGACCGAAAAGGCCGCCAAGCGCAAGGGCAAGAAGGCCGCGCCCGAAGCGCCCCCGTTTGAGCCGGCAGTTTACAAGGACGATCACCAGCATAGCGTGATTGCCGTGGCCGCCACCGCCAAGCAAGTGGAGCTGATACCCATGGACAGCGCTGGCATGAGCGTGATTACAGTGAGCCGTGACCGGTTTGCCCACGACTACACGCAAGTGATGCAGGACGGCGCCCCGTACCCCGTGGCCAAGGCGGCCAAGGTGTACCTGACCCAGACAATAGCCCTGGACCCAAAGGCCAAGCTGCTGCTGGAAACGCTGGCTGCCGCCGAGGCCGACAAGCCCATTGCGAGCGGCGTGCTGGTGGACCTGATGAGCCGCCACGACAAGGAACTGGCTGAGCAGCGCGCCGCCGCAGCGGCCGAGGCCGCCCCTGGCGAGAAGGCACCGCGCGCCAAGGCTGCCAAGCCGGCCCGCGAGCGTAAGCCCGTCGGCGGCAAGGCTGCGCCAGCGGAAGCCGCCAAGAAGATTGAAAAGGGCGGCGTGGAAGTGCACGCCAAGGTACAGCCGGGCAGTTTCCGCGCGGCGCGGCATAACTACATTGTGAGCATGGCGGGCAAGACGGTGGCCGAAGTGCTGGGTGCCACCACCATGGAAGGCAAGCGTGCCATTGCCATGCGCGACATTCAGTTTGCGGTGAGCCATGGGTTCATTAAACTGGTGTGAGTAGTACACTGCGCGGGCGGCCTGCAACGGGCCGCCGTTTGTCTACAGCTGGGGCCAAGAACATGTACCATTTACTAGTGACCATAAGCACCTGGAACGGCGAGGGCAGCGTGGCTATCACCTCGCAGCACCTGACGTTTCGCACGGAGTTTCAGCGACACTCAGCGCTGACCGCGCTGGCTAATACGTACAGCGACGACCCGTATTTGAAGTCTGTGAACCGGTGTGGATGGGGGCACGAACTAAAATATGCCGCCTGGGAAGCGAACTAACCATGGAAATCAACGCCGGGTTCATCATATGGGCCGTGATAAGTCTTGCCAGCTTGGCGCTAAGTTTGAGCCTTGCTGTATGGGGTTTTCCGGGCGAACCGCGTTACGAAGAAAAGCGCGCGGCGCGCATGGCCCAGCGTGGCAAGCGCTACACCGTGGCGGCTGAAACCACCGAAATAGAGGCCGAAAGCGTGAGCGCCGAGCATGCGGAGGTCATACACTGGACGGAGCAGGGCTTGCGCAAGTTTGGGTATAGCAAGGTAGAGGCGCACCGCATGGCGGCCAAGGTGCCGGCCGGTTTAGACCTGCAACAGGCTTTACAGTGGTGCTTACAACAACGAGGAAAGAACCTATGAAGCTTTTACTGTGCGCGCTGGCCTGCCCGCTTGTGGTAGTGCTGGCGGTGGGGCTGGCGCTGTGCTTCGCTGCGCTGATTTATGCGGGGCTGGCGCTAGGTGTGGGCGTGGTGGCCGTGGGCTGGGTGAACAGCTTGGCGCGGCGCAATTTTGGAGGCGGGCTGTGACAAAGAACCAGTTTGCGGGCAAGGCGAAGCCGCCCACCATTACGGTAAAGGCTGGCGCCGCGCTGGGGCGTGTGGGCTGGGTAGTGCGCATGGATGGCGCAGTGGTGGATTGCTACGAGCCGGAGCCCGACAGCGGGGAAGCCTACCGCCGCGCGCTGCGCCACCGAGACAAGCTGCTGGCTGAATGGAAGGAAGCACAGCGGGCTAAGGTGTTACGGAGGGGTGCATGAGTACTTTGGAGAAGCTACCGCGCGGCACGTTGGCGGCCTTGGAACGGGCTGTGGAATGCGCGGCCGAATGGCGCGGCGCGTACACCCATGACCCGGAAGCGTTGGCGGCATTTGACGCGGAGCTGACAGCCATGCGTGCCGCGCTGCGGGCGGTGCGCAAGCAGGCCCGCGCCGTGGATGGGCTGCTGAAGCACGTGGAAGCCACCAAGGCAACCATGCTGTACGGCTTGCACTAGGAGTGAACATGGGGCTGGCATGGGTAGTGACTGACGCAGGAGGCGTCAAGTATAGGTATTATATGGAGGATAATGTGAATACAGATGTGAAGCCCACAGTGCGCCAAGTACTTACCGTAGCGTGCCCTACTTGCCGCGCGCTACCCGGCGCCATGTGCCGGTTGCCGGAGGGGCGGACTGCATTACACGCAGAGCGTTACGACGCATGGCGTGAGGAAGAAGGCCCGAAGCAGGGCGTGAAGCGCACTACGCGCAACCAAGGTGTGGAGCGCGTGGTGCGTTTTAAAGCGCTGGATGGCACCGAGCACGAAACGCACGCGGCGGCGCGTAGGCACAACACTGACATGGCGCTGACGCGGTGGCTGGAATCGTGGGTTACGGCGCATCCTTGGCGAGCCAACGAATTAGCGGAGAACGTTGAACAGCTGGCCGCCGCGCTGCGCAAAGACTGGATCATCAGCCAACGTAAGGAGCAAGGGAAATGAGCGTATTACATACGAGCGCACAGTTTGCAATACTGGATGCGCGTAGTGGGCTGGGCATTAACTGTTACGCCAGCCTTGGCGCGCTGTTGGAGGCCGCGCTGTACCGGTACGCCGCCGAACTTGGGCAGAACACGCCGCACAACGCGCCGAGCGTTATGTGCGACAGCATACTGAAACGTTATGACGCGATGGTGGCCGACGCTCGCCAGCAGATCATACAGAACTGCGACCCTGCGCGGCTGCGCGCGCCGGAACTGTGGCCCTGGCACGACGCACAGAGCGGCGCGCTCATACGGGCTGAGCGTTGGTACGGGTTTTCCGACAGCGGCGGTCTGTGGGGTGGCCGCTATGGCGGCTACGAAACGCTGGCGCGGGCGCAAGCATGCCTAACGGAAGATGCGCCGGACGACGATGGTACGACTTTCAGCACGAATCCAGAAGACCTGGGTAGCGTGGCGTGCTGCATCCTTACTGGCCGCCAGTATGTGGATCGGCTGTACAGCCTGTGCGAAACCGGCGGCACGTGGCCGTTGGAAGATTACGGCAAATGGAGCGAACCGCCCCACGTGGGTAGTTTTGGTGGCAGCGTGGTTGTGACGCTGCGCGTGCCACGCATGGAAGGCTTGGAATACAAGGAGTTAGCGCAGGGCGTGCTGGACGCGTGCGCCGAATTCACAGGCACTTGTATGCACCCGTGTCGGCCTGCCATTGTGGCGTGCGTGAACAAAGCCGTGAAGGAGAAGTAACTATGCTTGAAGCCGTGTTTTCAGTATTTCTACTGCTCGTGCTGCCGGTACTGCTGGCGGCCTACATCATGAGGGGGAAAGTGATGACGACCGTCTGGGTGCTTACTACGGAGTACAATGACTACGATCAGCACGGCGAGTACTTTGTTGAAGTGTTTAGCAAAGCGCCCTGCCATGCGCGGTTGGCTGGAATATTGGCGGAGCAGTTATACGGCGTGCGCACGGCATATGTTGCTGAGAGCTTGGTGGCGCACGTGCTTGCAGGCGGCGGGCGGCAGACAAGTGAAAGCCAGTGGTTTTATTTGCGGGAACAGGAGTTGGAATAATGGACTTTGGTAGATGGATGGCCGCGCAGGGCGCACAGCCGGCACCACAGGCCGAAGAGCCGCCTATGGAAGAGGAGGGTACGTATTGGCTGGAGTGCCGTGCGTGCGGTAAGTGGGAAATTGTGACGCACAAAGCCTTTGAAAACGGCGATACGGGCTGGTATTCAGAGGATCCTGAATCGGGCGAGGGCCTTTGCGGCGGCCCTTTCTGTACACCGTAGGAGGCGGCATGCGTTTAAAAGGCTATCAGTTTCACTGGCAGCGTATGTGCAAGGCGCGCCGCATTATCAAAAACCGGCTGGCCGTTCATGGCCATGCGCCCACGTGGTACGTAGTGTCTAAAAGGAGAGCATGATGCAAACGGATCAAATTCAAAAGATTCTGCACGAACGCAGTGACAAGGCCACGGAGGCCGACGTAAAGGCGGCGCTGAGCGTGCTGCGGCAATGGATCGCCAAGAGGGCGCCGTACCCTGCCACGGTGGACATTCCAGTGGCGGCCGGTCAACTTCGCACTAGGGACGGTCTAGCAATGCTGGGCGCTGGCAGTAGCGCGGCCTCAGCGCTGCCGGAGGGCGAACACCGGGAGCGCGTACGCCTAGGCCATTTGCGCGTTAAGTTGAGCGAACTGCCCGGCTTGCTGGAAGGCGCCATGATTGACGCCGTAACCCCAGCTGACCGCGTCGCCAGCGTAAAGGCATTTGTGGCCCAGGTGGACAGCGCCGCCGCGCAGGTGGAGGAACTCCGTTCAATAGTGGATCAGTTGCCGCAGTCGTAGAAATGCTGCGGGCCTTTCGCTAAAGTGTGCTAAGCTGAAAGCACACTTAACCACTGGAGGCCGCCATGCCACTTACTTTCAAACCCCCTGTCTGCGGCTTGGCCGGCGCCGTCTACGCGGTGTGGCGCGGTGTGCAGGTAGTGGGGTTCATCGTGCGCGTGCCGGGCGGCTACGGCTTCACGGACTGCACTGCGTACGAAACCGCCGACGTACGCCCGTACGCCGACGCCAGCAACCTGATGGACAGATTAGAAGAGGAACTGGGATGAACTTCTTTCAGCCGTCGGGAGGGCGTTCCGTTGCAGTACCCTCAGTGGCGCAGCGGCGTTATCGTGCTGTGGCCGGCGTTGTGCGCTGCATTGGGCAGGCCTTGAAACAGTCGCACGCGGTGCCGGCCGGAGCCCCGTGCCCGACGCCGCCGCGCGTTACACCCGTATTACAATAGGTGCCCACGGCGCAGCCGGCGCCGCCCAAGCACACAATCGTCGGAGCCACAAGAATGGAAACGATCAACATTACGGGTACGGAGTACCACGGAAACGGGGTTTGCCAGATTCGCACAGTCACCGTAAAGCCACGTTGGTGGCGCCGCACGCCGCGCTACATACTGCGTGTGCATCGCGGATGGCTGGGCCATTGGTATCAGGTTTATCCAAGCGGCAAGCCGACTCGCGCCACTGACAAGCTGGCGGACGTGTTGGACAAGCAGTACATTAAAATGCTTGACCTCATTGAGACGGAGCGCGCCACGACGTTCAAGTTTGGCGAAGCCCGAACTGTTAGCCGGCCTATCGGGCCTTCGCCCGAAGAAACAATGACTGAAAGCCTGCGCCGCGAACAGCTTGGCAACTGAAACCTAAGCATGGTACAGTGCAAGCTGTTGCGGCGGCGTGCTGGACTTCCCCAGTTCAGCAGTGCTAGGTAACTCCGGCTCCGTTATTGGCACGCGGTAGCGCCGTCGCAATTCCTTGCCTCTTCCATGCCATGACCAGCTCTATTGTTATGGCGACAAGAAAACCCACACGCGGCGCCCCTGCCGATTTGCAAACCAAGATGCTGGCGGACGCAGAGCGCAGCATGCTGGACGCCAGCGACATCACCAAACTTAAATTTAGGACTATTACGGCGGCCGAGGCCACCGCCCTGAAAATGCCTTCCGCCACCGAAGGCTACGTAATACCGTACTTTGACTTGCAAGGTCGACAAACAGACTTCTTCCGCGTGCGGTTCCTGGCCGACACGCGAAAAGGCTTTGAGCAGTACACCACCAAAAAACCCCTGAAATACGGGCAGGTGCCCGGCACCGTTAACGAGGTTTATCTAGCACCGCTTGTAAATTGGCGGGCCATACTTGAAAAAGGCACCCCGCTTATTTTTACCGAAGGTGAAAAGAAATCCGCATGCGCCACTAAGTATGGTTTGCCCGCCGTGGGGCTGGGCGGCGTGTGGAATTTTATGGCCAAGAAGAAAAATTTGGCCATTTTGCCGATTTTTGAGCAGTTGAACCTAGAGGGGCGTGACTGTTATATCTGCTTTGATAGTGACGCCGCCACCAACCCCGACGTGCTGGCGGCGGAGGCGCGCTTTGCCAAGGAGCTGACCGGCATGGGCGGCCGCGTGTTGGTGGCGCGGCTGCCACAGGATGGCGACAACAAAGTCGGCTTGGATGACTACATTCTGAAGCACGGGCCTGAGGCCTTAAAGACCAAGGTGTTGGAGCACGCCTATGAGTTTGAAGCTTCCGCCGCGCTGCACGAAATGAATAGAATTGTGGTGTACATACGCAATCCAGGGCTGCTGTACGACCACACCAACGACATGAAGATAAGCGCCGCGCAGTTTGTGCAGCACAGCTACAGCAACTATACGCACCAGGAAGACATAGGCCAGAACAAAGACGGCTCCCGTAAGACCGAAAAGGTAAAGACGGCCGCCAAGTGGTTGGAATGGCGCCACCGAGCGGAATTGCGCGGGTTGGTGTACCGCCCTGGCGCGCCCAAGCTTACCGAGGATGGATACCTGAACAGCTGGGCCGGCTGGGGTTTTGCAGAGCCTAAGAAGGGTGATATAAAGCCGTGGACAATGTTGCTGGACCACTTATTCGGCGCCGAAAAGGCCGCGCGCCAATGGTTTGAACGCTGGCTGGCCTACCCCGTGCAGCACCCAGGCGAGAAGATGTTTAGCGCCGCGCTGGTGTGGGGCACTACGCAGGGCACGGGCAAGACGCTCATCGGTCACACGATGATGCGTATCTACGGTAAAAACGCCACCGAGGTAAAGGACAAGGACCTGCGCAGTGAGCGGTTTGAGTGGGCGGAGAATAAGCAGTTTGTGCTGGCCGATGATATTACCGGCAGCACCAACCGTGAGCTAGCCAACCGCCTAAAGACCATGATCACGCAAAAGGAACTGCGCCTTGACCCCAAGTACATTCCATCGTACACCATCCGGGATTGCATCAACTACTACTTCACCAGTAACGACCCCGACGCTGTTTACTTGGACGATGGCGACCGCCGCTTTTTTATTCACCACGTGCTGGCGGGCAAGCTGCCCCCAGAACAGCGTAAGGAGTACGTGGCCTGGATGGATAGTGAAGAGGGCATTGCCGCGTTGGCGTGGCACCTTATAGAACTGGACATGGGGGACTTCGACCCGCGTGCGGAGGCCCTGGAAACGCTGGCCAAGCAAGATATGAAGATTGTGGTGAAGTCTGAACTAGGCAGCTGGGTGCAGCGCCTACGCGAAGATCCGGAGCGGCTGCTGAACGGCCACGGCGCCGCGCTTGGCGACCTTATGACAGCCGAGGAATTGCACGCCATCTACGACCCCGCCGGCGAAAAGCGTGCTAGCGCCAACGCCATGGCCCGGGAACTGAAGCGAGCCGGCTTTGCCTACCCTGCCACCGGGATGCCCCTTAAAACGAAGGAAGGCATACGACGCGCCTACGCCATAAAGAACATTGAGCACTGGAACGCCGCCAAGTGGTCGGAAGCGGTGGCGCACTACGAAGAGCATCATGCGCTTGTGAAACCCGCCAAAGCAAAGAAATATTAGGAGCCTATACTATGGAAAAGAAACAATTGTTCAGCGTGTTGTTGGCGGCGGCAGAAAACAATCGGCGTGAACCGCAAAGCGAACGCTTCAGCACGCTGCCGCTGAATACCGGCGCCCTTGTGGATTACGGTGAGTGTATGGCCGCTGTTACGTTGGCAAGCCAGCACTTGGCGGAAGCCATCCCTAGCCGACAGCACAATCGTACCGCGTGCGCGCTGGCAGCGTTGCGCATTGCCACCAACCGCCTGGAGGAGTGGCTGCGCGCGGCCGGCGTCACGTACGATGCGGAGAAGCATTATGCCGACAAAAAATGAGCAGGCCGCGCTAAAGGTGCAGCTTGATGCTGTACTGCGCGCACGCGACCACTTTGAAATGCTGGGCGTGCACAAGGGCAGCACGGCGGAAGAAATAAGCGAAGCCCGAGGCGCCTTGGCCCGCGTTCTGCACCCGGACAGGTGGGGCCAGGATGCGCGGCGCCAAAAGCAGGCCGGGGATGCAATGGCGAGCGTCAATCAAGCGCATACAGTGCTTACCACCAAGGCGCTCCGTACACGGTATGTTGCGGAACTGGCTTCCGGCCGCAGCAAGTGCCCTGCCTGCCACGGCGAAGGGTACACTAGCAAACAGCGCGGCTTTACCAAGCGCGAAAATTTGCGGTGTACTACATGCGGCGGTAGCGGGCTGCATAAGGAGCGGTAAATGGAACACGTACTGGATGAGGTAAGTGACTTTAAAGCGGTGGACTTTAAAGAGTTGGAACTGCGCGCGGCGGCGATGCATGAAAAAACATTTGCCAAGGGCTACGACAAGTTTGCCTATGAGCAGATTTTGGCGGCGCGGCAGCGTAACGAAGTGGTGCGCACGGCCGACAAGGACGAAGTGCTGGCCGCAATGCCACACGAATACGGCGGCGTGGAAATGCTGGTGCGCAAGGCTGACGGCGTAGTGGTGCTGTTGGTGCCGCAAGGCCTGCAAGTGAAAAATACGCCCAAAGGGCCAAAGAATTTTCGGCCGCAGGCGCCCTATCAGCTGCCACTAGTGCGTACGTTTCGCCCAACAGAAATCGCTCTAAACATGACGCGCTTACTTGGGCGCCCCGCGCCACCTGCGCTGCTGCTTTTCCAGGACCGTGTCGGTGTTCAAATGCGCGAATTTGCGCTGTGAGGAGCGTATGAAAATGGAGTACCTTACAAGGACTGAAGGGCCGGCCGCCTATGGGACGCGGCTGGGTGTGCGCGGCATACTGCACGCCACAGACAACGGCCGCTACACCAACGATACGTTGTTTGAGTGCGTGGTGGACAACGGCATCGGCACCGCAGACGGATGGGGCGTGGTGGGTATTTTCAGCCCCATTGTGGAAGGAAAGCCCACGGGCAACAACACCATGGTCGTGTTTGGCACTGCCACCGGCACGCCGTTTGCCAGCTTCCAGGACGCATTTGCGTTTTGCCAAGCGTTCAGCAAACAGCTTTACGACCGTGAAGTGGACACGCGTTGGATGGGCGCCACCATCAACGAACGCTCTATTATGGCACAGCAATGGTTGACTCTGCTGCCTGCTGAAGTGGCGGGCGAAACCAGAATGCCGCCGCGCGACCCTTTGCCGGGCGAACTGCCGTTGGATGGTGAGGGCGATACTTGTGACGTAGCCGTGGCCGTGCCCGCTGGGCGTGTGTTGCACTAACATGGGCAGCTACTATTGGAACGCCTGCTCGGCAGCCGAAATCTACGCCCGTATGCAGAAAGAGGCCAGCCGGCGCCAAGCGCCCCGCCAATACGCGGCCACTGAGGAGCTGGTGCTTATTGGTCCAAACGTGTGGGTTCCTAAGAACCAGACACGCTACTCTGTGCCAACGGCCGCACTCGTTTCGACGCGTGCCTACTACAAGGAATGAACCATGGAAAAGTTCCTCGAACCTATGCTAGCTGCGAAACCCAAGGGCGAAGCAGACTATGCGAAGATCACGTACCCCAAGCTGGCATCGCCGAAATACGACGGCATTCGGGCCGTCGTGCGCGGCGGCAAGCTGTGGAGCCGTAAGGGCAAGCTGATACCGAACGCCTATTGCCAGAAGCTGTTCGGGCGCAAGGCGTACGAAGGCTTCGATGGCGAGCTGATCGTGGGTGACCCCACCGCCAAGAACTGCTTCCAGACCACGATGTCCGGCTGTATGAGTGAAGAGGGTGAACCGGATGTAAAATACTACGTATTCGATTACCTGCGCGGCAACGTGGCGGGGTACGCGTACTCTTACCGCGTAAACGAATTGCGTAAGGCCATCATTGGCGGCGGAAACAGCGCGGACGCGTATTTGGAATGGGTTGCGCCGTCGGAAGTGGCGACGCCCTGGGCAGCCGCAGAGCTGGAGTCAAAGCTGCTAGCGCTGGGCTTCGAAGGCATGATGCTGCGCGACCCCGCCGGCCAGCACAAGCACGGCCGGAGCACGATGCGCGAGCAGGGCTTGATCGCCATCAAGCGGTTTGTGCAGGCGGAGGGGCGCATTGTTGGCGTGGAAGAGCAGATGCACAACGCCAATGAGGCGACAGTTAGCGAACTCGGCCGCACCAAGCGCAGCAGCGCCAAGGCGGGCAAGGTGGCGGCCGGCGTGCTGGGCGCGGTGGAAGTGGAAGTGATAGCCTGCAGCGAGGCGCCGGAACTGGTGGGCAGCAAGCTGAATGTGGGCACCGGCTTTGACGCCGATCAGCGCCACACTTACTGGAAGCAGCGGGAAGGGTTGCTGGGGCAGATCATCACCTTCAAATTCCAGGCGCACGGCAGCAAGGACGCGCCGCGCATACCGGTCTTCATCGGCTTCCGCCCGGAGGGTACGTAAATGGGCCGCTACTGCTTCCAATGGATAGAAGGGTGCATTCCGCACACCGACATTATCGTAGCGCACGACATGTGCGACGCCATGCGGCAGTTCGCAAACAACTACGGCGCCCACTGGACCACGCAAGTAACCGTCACCAAGCTGGGGTATTGAAATGATGGCACCCTGGACTATGCTGCTTCTGTTGGTGGGCGTACTGTTCCGCGCTTGCTTTTCGCCGTTTTAAGCCATATACTGAATTCGCTGTTCAAACCATTTTAGGAGCCAATCATGCCCCGCACCGCAGCCGCCGTCATGGCGGACCCCATCACAGGCGCTCCGGCCAAGGGTGCCAAGCTGCCCAAGGTAACAGACGGCAATATGTCGGCCGCCGAGCGCAAAGCTGTGAACGATGCAGCGGCCAAGAAAACCGCCGCCAAGGAATACAAACCGCCGAAGAACCTTGCGCAGTGCGCGGATGAGTACTACCGCAAGCGCGAGCAGCGGTTGGCGTTGGAACGGCAGGCCGCTCTGGTGCAAGCGGAGGAAAACGCCTGTCGGGAGTTCCTAATCAACAACCTGCCCAAGTCTCAGGCCAGCGGCATCGCCGGCAAGCTGTGCCGCGTTACGGTGGAGAACAAAACCGTATACCAAGTGAAGGAATGGGACAAGGTCTGGGGCTTCATACTGAACAATGCCAAGAAGATGCCCGGCATCACCGGCATGCTGCAACGGCGCATCAACGAGAACATGGTAAAGGAGATGGCCGAATCAGGGAAGGTGGTGCCCGGCACTGAGTCAGTGGAAGTGCCGGTACTGCGGTACAGCAAGCTGTGAGCCCTGACGCAATCAACGGCACGTTGGAACTGATAGGCAGCGCGCTTGTCTGGTTCAACGTGCTGGCGCTGTGGCGGGCCAAGCAGGTACGCGGCGTCCATTGGGGCAGTTCCGCGTTTTTCTGTTTATGGGGCGCGTGGAATCTGTACTTTTACCCGGCGCTGGGGCAATGGTTTAGTTTCTACGGCGGCATCAGCGTCATCGCCGCTAATGTAACGTGGGTAATGCTCGCAGTGAGGTACGGCGATGGACGTGTTGAACCGCATAAAGATTGACATGGTGAACGGAGGCTGGCGCGTGCTGTTTGGTGGCCGGCTGATTAAGCAAGCATTCAAAACGGCCGCGGACGCTATACAGCATTTGGACAAGCTGAAGCGCAAGACGGCCAAGCCGGAGTACGAAGAATGAACCAAGTAAAGTGCGAAAACCCGGCGGACGAGCCCGTGTACGCTGCCATAGTGGAAAACTACAAGCGCAGCCCCGGTCACATTACGGCGCCCGTAAGCAAGTGGAACTACGACATGGCTAGCTGCCCGCGTGGCGTGAAGTGTCTGTTGCTGAGCCGTGGCGGCGTGGCGGTGTTCGCTCCGCTTATAGGTGAGGCAAGCCACTTTATAGCCTGGGCGCCCATGCCACAAAGAGACAAAGAAGAGGAGCGCCGACGTGGACTTGCATATTGAAGAAATTGGCCAGTTAGACCCGTTGGCCGTGGTGTACCTGGATCATGACCCAAAGCTGTGCACCAACTACACGGTAGACGCTCACGTGCGGCGTGGCATACAGGCGGCGGCGCAGCACCTGAGCAACGTGTGGCATGAACATGGGGCTGAGTTGACGTATGTGGATTGGGCCAACCCGGCCCGCGCCAAGGAGCCCACACCGCCCGGCGAACTTGATTGGCTGCGCGCCGAGCGGTTCAATCAGCGCATTTTGCTGGCCCGCGAATCCAATCACCCCGCCACCGAGTGGGCCGGCAGCTTGGGCGGTAACTATCATTGGCTGTGGCGGTACGCGATGGGGTTGCTGATGGTCTGGCAGCTTAAAACGCGCGGCGCGCCGCACCCACTGGCGCCCACACTGTACACGCTGGAAGTAATGCCGCCATTGCTGTTGGAAACGTGTGACACGCAAACCGAGCCGCCGCTGCCGGCGGAAGTGGGGCGTGTGTTAGATGGCGATTATGTAGACGGCGTCGCTAGTTGGCGCGCGCACTACCGCGCTATGCCGGCTGCCGTACAGAAGTGGTCGTTTAGGAAGCGCCCAGATTGGTTGTAATGCAGTATAGTTGCGCCAAACGTACGCGGTGCAGGGCGGCTAAATCTGCACAGACCCCGAGATCCAAGCGCAAAGGAGCGAAGAAATGGCAACACGTAAAGCGGCGGCCAAAACCACACCCGGAACCGCCCTCACACTGTGGGAACAGGAAATGGCCGAGGCCGCCGTGGCCCAAGCCAGCAACGAAAAACCCATTGGGTTCTCTTCCAGCATCAACTTCAAAAGCGGCTTCATGACCATTGACGGTAACCCCGTCAAGGACAACACGTTGGACGTTGTCATTTTGGCCGTTGTGCACGAAAACCAGTTCTACACCGAAAAGTTTGACTCGGACAAGATTCAGACGCCGGCGTGCTACGCCATCGGTCTGGATGACGAAACGATGGCGCCGCACCCGGAAAGCGCAGACAAGCAGGGCGACGAGGAAGGCAAGTGCGCCAACTGCGAACATAACAAAATGGGCAGCGCCGACACGGGGCGCGGTAAGGCGTGCAAGAACGTGCGCCGCATTGTGTGCGTACCGGCGGACGCGCTGGAAAGCGTGGAAGCGCTGGAAGCAGCCGAAATGCGTACGGCGAAGATTCCGGTTACCAGCGTACGCAATCTGGGTAAGTACATGCGGGACAAGCTGAAGGACGAGCTCAAGCGGCCCACCTGGGGCGTGGTAACCAACATGACCAGCGGCCCGCACAAGAAATACCAACTGGAGGTCACGTTCGAGTTTGTGGAGCTGATCAGCTTCACACAGGAACTGTACGACGCGGTCAAGAAAAAGGCCGCCGAAGCACAGGAACGCCTGTTGGCAGCCACTTACCCCAAGTTTGCCGAAGAACAGACCATTGCGCCGCCCGCCCGTGGCGCCCGCGCGCCCAAGTACCAAAAGCCGGCGGACCCCCCTGCCAAACCCAGCCGCAGCCGCAAGGCCGCCTGAACGGCGTCTCCACGCGGTGGTTTGAGCGAGGCTACCGCGTTTCCCAGCCCTGCGCATTGTCCCCCGGCATGCGCGGGGCCTTTTTCCTTCTGGAGGTTTAAATGATACGTGAAGACTACGATGCCGCCG